TAAAATCACCCCCCGTAATACTACACACATCCGCGCTGCGAGCCAATGTGCCAGTCGTCGTCGGGATGTAGGAGGTGGCGAAGGAGCCTGCTTCTACTTGACCACCATAACAATACATTCCGTTGACTCCGTTTCCTAAATATGAGCGGTTCGCCCAGTTACCGTCACGCGACAATCTAATATCAATAACTGAAGATAAAGATGCGGTAGCTGCTAGTGAAAATGAAACTCTCCACCATCCGTTTGAATAAGCTACTGAAGTTGCTCCAACAGGTGTTCCAACTGCCGTGCTGACCGCTCCAGTTGAAAGATTGACAGAAATAAATGTGGCCGGAAATCCTCCTCCAGTTAACCCTACAAAACCAAAACTATTCTCTGCTGACTTGAGCCAGACAGATGCCGTGTAAGTCGTTCCAGACACAGGAGTGAAAGAACGAGTTGCGTTATGGTTAGCTAATAGACTATCTTCTACGAGCTTCCATGCATCTGCTGTCCCTTCTGGAGTCACTACCGATGATGATGCAACAGTAGAGTTTCCTAGCGTCCAAGTATTAAACGCGTTAGAACCAGTAATTGAATTCGTCCTCGACTCCTCGATCAGCAAGCCACGGCACACGCCAGCAGAGGTGTGGTCGAAGCGGGGGCCGCGATAGCCGACTCGCCATGAGGTGAATGTTCCCGTTCCGCTCGCGGTCGTCATGTTGCAAACCAGCGACTGCGTGGTGGCATCGTAACTGGTCACAGTCCCCGTCATGATGTTCGACCCATTCGATGCCTCTACGGCATCGCCAGTGCGCCAGAATTGATCCTGTCCGGCGGTCGCTGCCAGAGTGAATGTTTTGCTCGCTGCGCTGATCGAGTTCGAGGTGGTCGAGGTATCGACCCCGTGGATCAAGCCATCGCTTCCGATGTAGGTTGCGCCAGATCCTCGCGTGAAGGTCGGCGTTGGGCCGACCCGAGCGGTCAGCGATTTGGTCGCCGCAAACGGCAGGTCGAGCGACAACTGGTCGTTGCTCGACAGGTTCGACCGCGATGTCTTGAGGATCATCATACCAGGTTGCCGCTCAGGTTGTAGACTCCACTTGCCACGCGCATGAGCGAGGCCGGTGCGTGCTGGCCTGCGGTGGCGAGCAGGTTGCCGAAGGAGTTGATCGTTGCGCCGGAGCCTGCTTGGAAAGTGACGCGGCCTGTGCCTGCTTGAATGATCATGCAGCTAAACCCAGCAGCGAGCGTCGATGGGACGGTGATCGTCACGGCGGATGATGCTGTGCAGCGCACCACGCGGTTGTTGTCGGTATCGGCGAGCGTGATCGCTGTCGCTGAGTTGTCGGCGATCGTCAGCGAGGGCTCTGGGCCGGTGTTTCCGATGTCTCCTTTGTCACCTTTGTCACCGCGTGGGATCGCGAAGTTGAATACAGCGGCACCGCTTGTGCCTGTGTTCGTAATCGATGCGTTTGATCCCGCCGCTCCAGTGCTGACTGCGCCGAGCGAGATGGTGGCGGCGTTTCCTGTGTCGCCTTTGAGTCCTGTCTCCCCCTTGTCACCGCGCGGGATTGAGAATGTGAGAGTCTGTGACGGCGCGTCACCACCGACACTTACGCTTGCGGTCGATCCCGCTTCGCCGGTGGTGACGCTAGCGATGGAGAGGGTGTTGGCTGGGCCAGTGTTTCCGACTTCACCTTTGTCGCCGCGTGGGATGGTGAAGTTGAAGGTTGCGGCTCCGGGCGTTCCGGTATTGGTGATGGCGGCATTCGATCCGGCGGCACCTGTTGAGACAGTGCCGAGGCTGATGCTGGCTGCATCGCCTTTATCGCCTTTGACGCGGCCTAAGTTGATGGTGGACATGGTGTGCGAGTGGGGTGTTAGTTGAGGTCGAGTATCAAATCACCGTCGCCGTTGATGGTGAGGCTGGGCGGGGTGTCGTCGTCGTAGTGGGCGAGCAGGTCGCCTCCGGAGAGGCTGAAGGTGTAGCGACCGGGGCCGCGTTGCAGGACGAGGTTGAGCGTCTGCTGTGGCGCCGAGCCGGTGATGGTCGCCGATGGTGCGTTGCCAGAAGTGACGCTGCCGATCTCGAGCGTGTTCGGTGGTCCCGGCAGGCCTTGCTGCAACTCGATCTCGGTGACGAGCTGGCCGCTTGGAGTTTGGACGATGTCGATTTCGTTGATGGGCATGGCTCGTCAGCGGGGGCTGTAAGGGGTGACGGTGCGATCGATCACGACTTTGATCGTTTGGCTCCATTGGTCGCGGCTCTCGGGATTCGTGAACCGGATGTCCATGACATGCGTGCCGGGCTTGAGATCGGCGGTGTCGAAGTCGATCGAGACTTTGCCCAGGACAATCGACGCGGCCATGTCGACCGGCGACGACTGGCCATTGGGCATGATCGCAGCACCGACCAACCACGACGAATCGAGCGTGATCGCTGTGCCGTTTTGCTTGGCCGTAGCGAGCAATGAAAGCCGCTCGCCTTGCGATAATGTGATGGTGCCGGGCATCAAGCCCGGCACCATGTCAAATTTGCCAGACGAACTGGCGACTATCCATCAATCGGCACTTAGTCGACGCCGACGATTGTAATTTGCAAAGCCCCAGCAGCGCTTGATGTGAATGTGTAGCTCGCCTCGTTAAGCCCTGGTGCAAAGAGATAGGAACCATTTCCAAAGATGCTAAACAAGTCATCGCCGCTGCCATCGACAACAAAGTTGGATTCGATTGTTTTGAACAACTGGGCGCTAATTGTCGTGAGTGTTGGGAGGGTGGTGCCTTCAAAGTCTCGGCCATCGCCATCATAGATGAGCACCCCACTCGAAAGAGTACCGGCAATCGTGTTTGCGGAAGAGGCAGCCGCAGTAATGCCAGTTGTTCCAGCGTTGATCGCGATGTTCAATGTGGCATCCGATGTTGTATAAAGCGGAACCGAAACGCCATCACTTTGCAGTATTTTGACTGGATTCCGGGTAAGAACTACCGATGTCCCCGTGCCGCTGACAGTAAACAAACCGGAAACAGCAGCATCATTGTCCAAGGCCGCGCGGAATTTTTCAGCGCAGACGGAAGCGGTGTCGCCACTAAGTAGCGGAACCGAAATCGTTTTGGGTGAACCGGTCATCCCCGCCGCAGTCACAACAAGATTAGCGTTGGATGATGCGGTTGCGGTCCCGGCTGCGGTTGCGGTTTCAACCTGCGGAGCACCAGCGACCCAAGTCGTAGAGCCAGTGGTCGAGCCTGTGAAGGGATTCAGTGCAAGCATACCATTTGCTCCTGCGAAAAACGCTTGGAGCGTGTATGCTACATCAGCGGTGGGAAAGGACAGGGTTTCGTTATTCTGACCGATTTGAACTGAACCACTCGTGTTGGTCGAAGTTGGCGAGGCCTTGGAAGACAAGCCTACTGTGGCGCGTGCGTTGGTGATATTCATTGCAATGCTGGGTTTGTGTCAAAAACTCACCACTTGCCCAGCGGGCATTTCTCCGAGGCCATGCGGAGCTTTGCCTGTGTCGAGCATCCGCACTTCCGGCAGCGTCCAGTTCCTGCCATGCCGGCAGCGTCCCACAGGTCACAGGCTTTGCAGGTATCGATGCGCCGGGCGAGCGTGTCGGGATCGGTGGCGGTGAATCCAGAGTCAGCCCATTTGACGAGCGATGAGCCGAGGTTTGCCATCATTTGCCCGGTGCTCAGTTTCGGGTTGAGACATGCAACACATTGCCCCGGCCACGGCTTGCCGCCATGCTTGCCGATCGCGCAAGTGTATTGCCCTCGGTCTGCGGCTCGGGACTGATGGGGGCAGATCATGAAATGGCAACCTCACTCCATGTTCCAGTTGGGTCATTTTGCGGGGAGTCTGGGTATTTTCCATCTCCATATCCATAACATGGGCCGCCACCTGAGGTTAGCGAGGTAGCAGAAAAACTCCATCCAAGATCGCTGATTTCTAATTTAGCACCACCAGCACCGCACCCATCCGCAATGAATGGAGCACTCCAAGTGCAGCTATCAAAGCGAACCAAGGTGACGGTATAGTTTTCGGTTTCGTCGGATTTCGGCCAAGTCGCGGTATACTGATCCAAAAACAAATCTTTGATTCCGCCCGAAATCAAATGGTCTTTTTCGGTTCTTACTCCGTTGCGGTAAACCGCCCACTTTTCACCCTCAAGGAAAACGCCATTGGTTGTGTTGCCGTAACTTGTGCCGCTCTTAGATAGCGTAGTGCCAAAGAAATTGATTGAGTCAGGAAGGTTCGCTGAATCGGCAGTCCATTGGTCAAATGTCGGGTTGCCATCCTCATCGAATCCAACCTCGACTGGGTAAGCAGGGTAGGCAGGACACGAAGAACAGCATTCGCAACTAACCTTGGTTTCGCTGCCGACAACCGAAATGATCACCTTCTTGTTCCCCTGCGCATCCTCTTGGTATTTGATCGTAGCCATGGCTTAGCAGGACTCGGTTTCAATCCATTGAATCTCGCCATCGATGCAGCCGAGTACATGCGTGCCAGATTCGGGTAGTTGAGGCAGCTTGAGCTTTCGACCTGGGTATTGGGAAACTCCAACATCTTCAATCCAGTCCTCATGGGCGTCGAGCGCAGCGTAGGTGAAGTTCTTCATCAAATCCGACGCCGAGATCCGGTACGGGTAGCCCGTGCCATTCGCCGCAGGCGGCAGCTTAGCCTTCTCTTCGAAGTTGACTGGTAGCTTGAGGTTGGACATGGGTTATGAGACTGTTACGACTCTGTCAGTTGAGTAATCACCTTGAATAGTAGAATCTTTTATTCTAATAATCAAATCACCTGAATCATAAGTGATTGTTACCTCGTTAAAATCACCGAAATTAGTCTCGTTGTATGAAACCATAGAAAGTTTCGATTGAGGTACGGTGATATATTTCATTGGCCCTTGAGTGCCAACTGAAGAAGTTGTGTCAGGTATGACAACAATAAATGCTTTCGGTTCTGACACAGTGTAAGTTAAGCCCAAGGTGGTGTCAGTGTTGTATCCTTGAAAAGAAATTGTTTTGTTGGTGAAAACAAAAACTCCGTTTTGACCACTTAAAAAACTAATGTTTGCGTCAAACTCTGGAATAGAAATCGAGTCGCTGTTTTTTCTGGATGTTATTAGTGTAACTACATCGCTTATATATTTTTTCCCTGCGAAAAATCTGATTTTTTTACTTATAGTCAAAGATCCGTTATTGTTCATCCTCCCATAAGCGCTCACGATGAACTCGGTGAAACCGTTGTCTCGTTTCTTCTCTTGCGGCTCGGGGAATATCTTGAGGCCATCGATGGCGGGCGCGCTGCCGCCGGGCATGTCGCTGCCGACTGCTAGTGCCGCGCGGTGAGTGGCGGCGTCTGATGTCGGGCAGATGAATGTCTGGTCGACGCGGATGAGGCCGCTGGGGAATGTCGAGACCGTGCGTTCGCCGGTTGCGAAGAGCCCGCCCGGTGTTTTCTGGTAGATGATCGCTGGCATTTGGTAATGTGGTGGGTGTTAGGCTCCGAGGGCTGCCATTGGCAGGCGGTTCTTTACGGCGGTGACTTCAGCAGCGATGCTATTGACTGCTGAAATCAGCTGCCCAATCGAATCCTTGCCTTGATCTTTGGGTTTGTCCTTCCCTTCGTTGCCGGGTTTCATTTCGTCGTTGCGTTTTTTTCCTTCATCGGCGGCTTTCTTTTCGGCTGCCTTCTTTTTCTCGTCCTCGCGCTTCTTCATGATCTCATCGCGGAGTTCTTTGTTGTTTTTGCGGAAGGTGTCGATGCCTTCGTCCTTGGCAATGTCTTTGACCGAGCGGTTGTCTAAATCTTTTCCGTCGCCATTTTTATCCCGTAGAGCAATATCCCTCTCTTTTTCTCCCAGTCTTTTATTGCGGCGCTCGGCTTCAGAAAAATCACCGCGTTCGTTGGCGGCGTTTATCTTCTCACGCTCTTTGCCACCGGGGTCGACATTCCACTCTTTTCTTGCTTGGTCGATGTCCTCGCCAATCTGCTGGGACATGGTGAGGGCTTCTTTGACTTTGGCTGCGGCTTGAGTCATTGCACCGGCGCCGTCTTCGAGATCGCCCTTGATGCCGGTCGTGTCGCTCTTGGCCCCACCGGTTGCTCCGGTGAGTTGCTCACGGAAGTTTTGCCCGGTCTTCTCGAGCTCGCCGAGCTTGTCTTTGACCCGTTGTGATGCTCCCTCGGCACCGAAAAAGTCGCGGGCTGAAAATTCAATGTTGCCGGTGATCTTCTTCCATTCTTCGTCGATCCTGCCAGTGCCATCCTTGAGCTTTTGTCCGTACTCGTCGGAGACTGCGCCGAGGCCTTTGGACATGCGGTCAATCACGCTGCCGCTGGCGCTGTCGTAGGCATCCTTGAAGGTAAAGCTGCCGTCCTTGGTTGCAGCCGATAGGGCGGACCCGAGCTTGCCACGGATGAAGTCGACCGGGTTCTCCATCGCGTTCTTGAAGTCGGTCGCGAAGAAATTGACGATCTTGTTGAAGGTGTTGCTGAAGAATGTGGCGATCGACTCGATGGCGCGCCCGAAGAACTCTTTGAAGTTGATGATGACCTGGCCGATGTTATCGACAAAGAACTTGAGGCCATCGGCAAAGCCTTTGATTAGCGCGCTGCCGAGTTGGCCGATGAGTAATTTCGGGAGGTCGGATGCAAAAAACTCTTTGAGGAAGTTGGCGGCGTTGATGAATGCATTGACGAGTAAATTGCCAATAGTCCTCATGTTGACTTCAACCTGCGCGAAATATACGCCTACTAGTTCCATTGGAGACTTGAATGCACCGATCAACATGTCGGCGAGTCTTAGTACCTGCTCTCCTAGTTTAGCACCCCAGCCCGCAGCGTCCACGCCGACGAGCATGTTGGTGAACTTTTCGAGCGCAGGGGTTAGCTTTTCCGCAAGTCCTACGGCGAACTCAAGCGACTTGTTTTTGATGGCCGTGAAGTTGTCACCAATCGTGTCGAAGGCGGCGGCGCTGCGGTCCATGATGCCTGGCAAGCTGCCGAGCTGACCTTTGGCGCCGTTGATCTCAGACGAAAAGTTGGATAGCATCGGCAGCAACTGGCCGCCGGACTTGCCGAAAATCTCCATCGCGGTCGCGGCCCGAACCGTGGGATCTTGAATGCCAGCAATCTTGGTGGCAAAGACCTGCATTTGCTCGGTAGGTGTCTTGCCTTGCAAATCTTGCATCGAGATTCCAAGGCGAGCCATGACCTCTGCCTGCTTGCTCGATTCATCGCCCGCCGTGGTGATGAACTTCTGCAAGCGGTTGATGGTCGATCCGACCTTGTCGGCTCCGACGCCTGTGTTGTCGAATGCGCGCTCGAGAACCAGCAACTTGCCTGCGGTCTCGCCGGTGCGGCTGCTCAAATCATTGAGCCTGCCACCGAGCTCGAGAGCATCGCCGAAGCGATTGACCACCGCCCTCGCTGCGTCCGTGGCAGCACCAATGACCTTCATGCCAGCGCCGATTGCAAGACCGGCTGCACCTCCAGCGATCGCCATTTTCTTGAATCCGCCATCGAAACTGCCGCTAGCCTGCTGGGTGCTTTTTTCCAGATTGTTGAGGCTGCCTTTGATTTTAACGATCGTCGATTCGACGCCATTGTCCTTTGCCCCGAATGTTACGGTTACATCACTCATGCTGCTTTTGCCACCTCCTCGGCGATTGATTGTTTCGCGGCGGTTTTGCCGCGCCTTGCTTCTTTGATGACTCGCTGCATGGATTTGATCATAAGCTCCTTCGCTTTCCTCGAAGCGTCTTTCTCGTCACGCTCGGTAAGAAGACGACGAATCCATGGAGTTGTATTCTTCATCACAAAGTTGGGATTGGTAGGATTCCCGCTATTGTCATCGACATTCCAGTTGTTGCCGCGCTGGCGCTTAGCGAATGCTGGGATGCCGCGTGCGCCGTCTCCACTCAGGCCGCCAATCTTGCGCGCGCATTCGGCCCAGCCGCTCTTGGTGTAGCCAATGCGCTTCGCGACTTCATTCACATAACCTTGAATCCCCGCCTTGCTCATGTTGATTTCTCCTTTTCGGGAGTAGGTCTGACCGGTGCGAGTGCTACGGCGTTCCACATGGGTCTTTTTGACCTGATCTTTTCCGCTGAGGATTCGGAAGTCATCCTCGCTCTTGATGATCTTGAGTCGATAGAGAATGACCTTGAGGACATCATATCTGCCTGCATTGAAAAGCTGAAGAACGCGCTGGCGCGTGCTGTTTTCCTCGATTTTTTGGAGACGATCTTCCACATCCTCACGGAGCCGGATCGGCCTGCGGATTTGTTTTTCAAGGTAGAAGGTCGCTTGCTTCAACCTTGCTGGTCCTGAACCCGGACCTGATGTGAATGGTTGGGTGCGGTTTGCTAACTCGACAGCGCAGATCCTGGCGTGTGCGCGGGTGATTTCAGCAAGCCCCTTGCCTGTAATGGAGCTGTATGCGTCCATCAGGTCGGAGAGTTTCGTTGCTTCAATCGTCACAGGCATGGCTTTAATTTGTCGAATGCTTCGTCTATTAAGGACAGCGCGTCAAAATCTGGCCGAGTGTTCACATAGACTCGTTCGATGCCTTTTGAGTTGAGGTCGGCGTCGATGAGCTGAAGGCCTGCGGAAAATGGCAGTTCTTCCATGATTTCTCGGAAGGCCCAGCCGGTCATGCCAGCGATGTGCTGGACATAGCTGGCAATCCAACTGGGCGAGGCTAGTTTTTTGATCCGCTCGATCCTGTGCCGGTGCTCGGATGCGCTGCAGTGGTCGTGGCTGCCATGTAGGTCTCGAGCGCCGCGTTCATCTCCAAGGCGATCGGCTCGAGTTGAGAATGGTGCGAGATGTTCGCATCGATCCACTCGTCGACGGCATCGAGGAACTCGCGGGGGTCATTGACCACGCTGCGGATCGTCGCCTTGTCCTCGCAGTGCAGGTAGGCGTAAGCCGCGGTCTTCTGCATCATGTCGGAGAACTCACCATCGAAAACCTTGTTTCGTTGCAGCCACGACAGCGAAAGCGCTGTGACTGGTCGCATGGTGAATTTTGATACCTGCTTTGGGCCTTCGGTGAAGCCGATTTCGCGCAGGACTTCGTCGTCTTTTACTAATTCGTTTTTCGTATTTTTTGGCATATTTTTTGGGGTGTGGTTCAGAGAAGGGATGCGAACTTCTTCTTCGTCTCTTCCGAGGCGGTTTCGCGGATCGCTATGCGGCGGCCATTGCGCTCGATGACGACATCGCGCGGCGTGTTGCGGATCAGATCGATGAACTCGTCGCGGTTCTGAAGGACCGCGCGCATGTAGTTGATCGGGTGCTCGGGATCGCTCTCGGCGAAAAACTCGGCACGCTTGGTGAACTTCTGGAAAACATCGAAGGCGCTCTCTCCGGTGTGTGGGTGTGAGGCCTTGAACCAAAAGATGGTGGTCTCGTTGCCGTCGCTGCGGACTTGTCGCGTGACGGGTGCTTCGTGCGGATCAAAACCAAGGGTGGCGAGCGTCGCAGCGAGCTTGAGGTTGCTGGTGTGGAATAGTTCTGTGTGGTCCATAATGTGTAAAAAAATTGGCTCCCATTAGCCGGGGAGCCGTCGGCGGGTAGAGGCGCGGGGCGCTTAGTCGGCCATCGATGCGCTGTACTGAGTGGCGCTAACCGAGATGGTCTTGAACTCCCCGGCGGTGGACTTCTCCTGCACCGAGTTGACGATCACGGTGCCGTCTGCGAGGCCGTACTTGTCGATGTCGTTCGCAAGCGTGAGCAGGTTGCCAACTTGCATCGTCGCGCTGCCGTTCAGCGTGCCTTCGAGGGTGATCTCGGCTTGCTTACCGGTGATGGCGACGGCGACAACTTCACCTTCCGCGTCGCGAAGCTCCGACTTGTTGGCGGTGACATTGCGCGAAAACGAGCTGAGCAAGATGCCAGTCTCGTTGGTGATGCCGAACTCCACGGAAGAGACGGACGATGCTTTGTAAATTTGGGCGGGCATAGGATTGTGGGGGTCTCCCACTGCCCGCGTGTCAAATCGCGTTGCGCGCTTAGCTCTCGACCATGCCGAGTGTGAGGTTCACTTGGGACATCCACCGGTCATTGCTCTGCGACTCGTTCCATGTGTTGATGGATGCACCGGCGCAGGTGATGCCGACGGGGAAAAAACCTGCCATGGCCTCGGCGTCGTTGAGGGTGCCGCGCAGGCTCGCGACAAGGTTGCGGTGATCGGTGAGCGCATCGGCCATGACGGAGGGCGTGCTGACGATCAGCCGCACGGTGGCGATGTAGAGCGTGGGCGCAGGTGTGTTGATGTCCTCGCAGGCGACCATGATGAGCGGCGCATCGTTGGGGATTTCTTCATCACTCTGGCCGCAATGAATGGCGATGCCTTCGAAGGCCTCGAGGTCGGCGAGCCAGTCGCGCACGGATTGCTCAATCAAAAGGTTCATAGGTTGGAAATTGAGCCAGGGTGAATCGTTACGACATGCTCGCCCGGCGTGCTGATGGCATCGCGGACCTCGGTGATGGTGTACTTGCGACCACCAAAGGTGAGTTGCTCGCCGCGTGTGGGTGCGGTGGTGAGGGTGGAAACGAGGAAACGCACGGTGTACTCACCGCCTTGGGCATTGCCGCCAAGCTCGAGCGAGAGCGAAAGCCGCACGGTGGAAATCACGACCTTGATGTCGGCATTTCGGAAACGAACCGTGACGCCGTGTGCCTCGTTTTGAACTGCCGCCGATTTGAGGCGGAAGGCGTTGATCGCGGCAGGGGTCATTCTGAATGCGTGTGCATGTCAAAAGAAGAACTCCCCACCGACGCTTGGCCGATGGGGAGTTGAACGCTACCGATGAGAATCCGAACCTTAGGCGGACTTGATGATCGCCATGGTGCCGTCGGTGAGGCCTTTGGCTGCGCCGAACATGAGCTCGAGCGAAGCGTTGACCTGACGGTTGGCGGTCGAGCCCCAGACATTGTATTGCACCGAGAGACCGAGTTGGTCGAGGGTGACAACATCGCTGACTGCGAACTGAGCGCGCACTGCGTCGTCGATCGCGGGAGCGGCAGCGGCCATCACAAGGGCTTCTGGCGAGCAGCCGAAACCGATCATGTTGGTTTCACCACCGAAGCTCGAGGCGTAGTGGACACCGTTGTCGAAGCCGTAAGCACCGGCGCCAAGGTTGATGGCGGTCGTGCTGGTCGGGATCAACTGCGAGTAGATCGTCGGGGAAACGACGAGGCCTTTGCGGGCGCTCTTGCTGATCGCGGCCCATACCTTTGGCAGATCGCCAGAGGTGGCGGTGATGCCGGTGGCAGCCTTCGTCACAGCAGCGGCACCGAAGTTGGCGACGGTGACCGGAGTGGTGGCGAGCGCCCAGATCTTGTCGGCGAGTGCGTCGAGCGAGATTTGGATCAAGCGCTCAAGGCGGTGGCCGTTTGCCAACTCAGCCGCGGTGATCGCGAAAGGTTGGAAGATGTGGTCGAGGGTGACGGTGCCTTTGCCCACGGTGGCGCTGCCGCCGGGCTCAAAGTTGGTCGGGTTAACAACAGTCGCGCCGGTCGCGGAAACGATCGGGACTTGGATGGTGTCCTTGGCCTTCTTGGCATCCGAGCTGAAGTCGGTGGCGAAAAGGTTAAGGGCGGCGAGACGGTTGCTGAGAACCGTCTGTGCTTGTTGCGCGATGGAATCGGCAACGAGGGAGGAGTCGAATGTGTTAGGCATTGCGGGGGTGTGTTTGGGGTTGGTTTCGTGGTTCTCTCCGGCTCACGCCTTCGAAAGGGATGCGCGGTGTTTCCAGATCGCGGCCTTGTGCGACTCGAAGAGCGCGGATGCGGCTTTGCGGTCGCCTGCCTCAACGGCGGCGAGGTACTCGGCGACTGGGTCGCTCACTTCTGGCGCGGAATTTTCGATCACCGGCACGACGCGTGCGGCGGCGAGGCCAAGCGAACGCTCGAGGCTCGCGAGTGCGCTGCGCTCGGCATCGAGCTCGGCTTTGACTGCGGTCAGTTCGCTCTCGGCTTTTTCAGCGCGGGCGAGGATCGCGTTGTACTTCGCGGCGATCGCGTCGGCGTGTGGCACGGATGCGACCGGCACTTCCGGCGCAGGTGCTTCTTCTTCTTGAACTTCTTCTTCGGTAGCTTCGGGGGCGGCTTCGATGATCTCTTCGAGAGATGCGGAAGGAGTGACTTCGGCGGCCTGCTCTTCAGCGGCCTGCTCTTCGGTGGCTTCGATCACGACCTCTTCGTCGATCTCGGCAGCGGCTTCGAGTTGTGGGTCCATATCCACGGACCGCGCTGTCAAATCGGATGGTGCGTTTCGGAACTTTCCAAGGCGTGAGAACTTGTTGGCGCTCGCGGCGATCGCGAGTGAGTCGGTGACTTCATCGACGAAGCCAGCGGCCTGCGCTTCTTCGGCGGAGAACCATGTCTCGGCATCCATCCACGCGGCGATCTGCTCAGGCTCTTGACCGCTCTTCGCGGCGTAGGCGGCAATCATGCCTTCGCGGATTTTCTCGAGCAGCGCGGCTTGATCGCGCATCTCGTCGGCATCGCCCATCGCGACGCCCCACGGGTTGTGGATCATGTAGAATCCATTCGCCGCCATCTTGACCGGAGCGCCGGCGAGGCTGATGACGGTGGCCATCGAGGCAGCTAGGCCTTCGATCTGGACGGTGACGCCGCCGGGGTGACGCTTGAGCGCGTTGAAGATCGCATTGCCATCGAAGACTTCGCCGCCGGGGCTGTGGATCTTGAGGACGATTTCGTGATCGGCAGGGACTCGCTTGAGGTCGCCGATGAACTGCTTGGCCGAGACGCCGTAATAACCGATCTCGTCGAAGATGGAGATTTCGGTTTGGCGAACTTCAGCGCGGGCAGATAGGGCATACCAGGTCTTCACGCCGCAGCGGGCGTGTCAAAATTTCAGACGGTGCCTTGGCTTGGGAAAACCTCGCCAACCTCTAGCCCGAGTTGATCGCACTTCGCTTTCCGGCGAAGGTAGGTTTGCAGGATGTCGTCCTCCTCGGCTTCGGCATCGAGGCCGTGGAGGTTGCAGTAGCGTTCCCAGCTCATGTAGCCCTTGTCCATCAAGTCGCTGTACAGGCGGCCATCGCGTCCGTTGTCGACCGTGATCTTTTTCGGCGGGATGAACTCACACCTCCACCAATCGTCGCCGGGGTATGGCAGGCGACCGGCTTGGATTTCTTGGTAAATCCAGAACTTCCAGAATGGTCGGCAGAATTGGTCGACCAGCATTTGTTGCAGGCGCTCGAGGAAATTCTGCGCGACTTCGAGCAGACCGCGAAACTCGGTGCCACTCGCGCCGACGAAGATCATCAGTGCCTCGGGTGGCAGGCCGATGCCGCGCGCGACTTCGGAAATCACATAGCGGACGAACGGCTCGAACGATTGCCCTGGGTGTTCGTTTTTGAAACTTTGGATCGACTCGCCGGGCTTGAGCTTGGGGATTAAGGTGCCGTTGTAGAGGCGCTCGGTGCTGAGGTCTTCGCCTTCGCTGTTGGTGATCTTTGCGCCGAGGCCGATCTTGGCCGCTTCGTTGCTGGTGATCGAAAAGCCGATCTGCGCGCCTGCTTTGAATGCGCCCTTGGTGTAGGAGAGAATCTCTGAGAGGTCTTGCAGGTTGATCGCTGCGTTGTGCAGCCATGACGCGCCGCGTGGGTAGCCTGCCCGGCGGATGTGGCGGAAGTGGAGCATGTCCTGCGCTGGGACATCGGTGTACTTGCCATTCGCTCGGTCGGTGATGACGCGGTAGGATAAGGGTGCGCCGAACTGGTCGAGAAGCACGCCATCGAATGAGCGGTCGGATGAATCGGCGGTTGAGCCGACTGCCTCGCCGCCAATGAAGCGGACGCGTGCGCCGCCGGTCTGGGTGGTGAGGAACTGCGCGAAGAAGTCGCCATCGCAGGCGACTTGACGGAGGATGAGGCTTTGCGCGCCGTAGAAGTTGACTTGAGATGACGCATCGAATGCCCATGCCTCAGCGCAGGCGCGATCCTCGAAAGCGCGCTCGGCAAGGCGGTTCCACTCGGCATTCGCGGTGCGGGCCTTGGGGACGATGCCGGTGCCGACGGCACGCTGGGCAAGGTGCTCGATGAGGTATGCCGCGACGCCGACATTGTTGTACAGCCAGCGGGCTTTCTTGAGTAGCTCGAGGCGAGTCTGGGCGGGGAGCTCGCGGCGGGGTTCGACGGTGTTGAGGATGACGAGACCGCGATTGATGGAGTGCTCGGCTGCTTCAAAGGCAGCTGCCTTGGGCGTGGCGTTTTTCTTCGGGCGTCCGGCTCCGGCGCGCTTGCCGCCACGATTTGATTTTTTGATTTCGCTCACGATTGATTTCGGGGTGTCAAAATCAAAGCGGTGACGAGTAGCGCGAGCGGTCGATGATCGCGGCAAGCTGACGCTCGCGGCCTCCGTCGGTGAGTAGTTCTTCGATCGCTTGGAGTAGTAGCCACTTGGGGAAACTCACCTGCCCGGACGAGCTTGAGCCCTCGGTGCCGATGCTGGTGATGACGACTTCCTCGGTGGCGCTGGAAAAGACGGTGTCGGCCAAGGCCTCGAGCTCTTCGTTGGTCTTGGTCCGGCGAAGGTAGGACTTCACGCCGCTGATTTTCATGGATTCGCTCACGCCGACGGGCGGGTGTCAAAATGGCATAAAAAACCCACCGGCGTTTCCGCGTGGTGGGTGGTGGGTTTCCGAAATGATATGCAGTCCGATCAGGCGTTTTTCAAAATGTGCCACGCGATGTGGCAAAGCTTGAGCGCGTCCATGAAGTGGTCGTCTCGGACATCCTTCCAGACATAGACTTGACCGGATGGCGTTTTGCGCGGGACGAGCTTTTGCCCGCTCAGTCCTGCGATGAACTCGGTGGTGACTTTCTTCGGGATCTTGAGCTCGGGCTTTTGGTCCTTGATCCGGTCGATGAAGAGCTCGGTTTTTATGGCGTGGTCCACATAGGTGTAGAGCACGACGCCGGGGAAGTTGTCGATCGTGGTGCGGCTGATCCGCGTGCCGAAGGTGACATTCGCGCCCTTTGCAGGGTGAAAGAATCCGCCGGACTCTTGGCAGGTCGCATAGACGCGGAAGGTCGCAAAGCCGGAGTCGATCAAGCCGCACTCGGGCTTCACGATACCGCCGCTCGGTGTAGCATAGGACCGCAGTGGCGGATCGCGGAGAAGATCCTCGACTGACAGCGTGGTGCCGTAGTCGAGGACATAGCTTGAGCCATCCGCGGCGAAGGCGGTCGTGACCCAGTGCTGTTTCTCCTGGCCGACATCGGCGCAGGTGACGACATGTGCGGGTTCGTCGATCGGGCAGGTGCCGACTTCGTAGCTGCCGGAAAGGCCGAGGATCTTGGCGTCGCCGATGCTGGTCTCGACCTGCTCCCACGGCAGGGCCATGGTCGAGTTGGTGAAATCTTGCAGGCCGTTGAGCGTTTCCGAGTCGCGGAGGAACTTGACCGCCAGCGCGCCGAAGGTGCAGGACCGCCATGGGGCGTAGAGTGAATTGAGGTGGAATGAGCGGAAGCCTTTCTGCGCGGACTCATTGGTGCATTGCCATTTCCCCTGCTGGAGCATTTCCATCTTTTGCCCGTCATTGATCGAGCCGTGGCAATGCTGGCATTCGTAGCGCGCGGATTCTTCGACCTGCGCCATGTTCCACTTGCCGTCGGCCTTGGCCTCGCGATCCCACTTCACTTGCTCCCACAAAAGCTCGATGCGTTCCGCGCAATGCGGGCATGGCAGCATGAATTTTTCCTGCGTGCCTTTGAGAAATTCTTTCCAGATCGGCCCCTCGGGCGTGGTGGGTGTGCTGGTCTTGACGCGGAGGGCGCCGACGAAACTCTTCGTTCGGTTTTCGGCAAGGTGCAGGGCGCTGGTTTCCTTGTCTGTCTCGGTGGCGAATTTGTCGACCTCGTCGAGTAGGAGCAGACCGGCGGGGCGGCTGGCAAGGTTGGCCGGTGAGTTGGACCCGACGAAGACAAGCGATGATCGGCTGAAGTGTTGCTCGAGGGTTTTAAACCGGTGGCGATCGGCGGGCTTTTGAGCCGAGAGCGTGGCACTGTCATCGAACAGCGGCATCCATCGCGTTTCCGAAAATGATCGGGCGAGGCCTTCAGTCGGCATGACCCACACCATCGGCTGCGGCTTGTTGCAGATCCGCCATGCAGTCCCAGCTTGGATCATGGTGGTCTTGCCGGTTTGGGTTCCAAAGACGAGCACGACATCCGTGACATCGATGTCGCCGAAGCATTCGAGCGGCTCGCGCAGGTAGGGCGTCATCGAGACGGAAAAAGCGCCAGGCATTTGCGTCTGACGCTCGGAGAGGATCACCTCATCACTGCACCAATCCACCACCGACCGGCGATCGATCGGCGCGTAGATTGAGCGGATGTGCTCGCGCAGGGATTCGGCGGCGGGGGTCATAGGGTTTTGCGAATGACTTCAGTCAGAGAATCACACCACTCGGAAAGCGCGGCCTCGATGGCCTTTTGCGGTTGGCCGAACAAGCGAGGCGCGAGGCTTTTCGGCATAACCTCCAACATCTGCTTGGCAGCCACATGCGGACGACCGGCGATCTCCTTGGCCTCGTCGAAGTAGAGCAGAATCCCCTCCGCGCGTTGCCACTCCTTGAAGTCGCGCTCGGCTTTGTGGCGGTTGTTTCGGGCCGCGATGTAGATCGAGTTGGCCTTGCGGATGTCCTCAATCGATCCGCCGTTCCGTTTGCAGAGGACCAGCTCGTTGTAGCCGACCTTCTCCGCCAACCTCGCCCGGCGAAGCGACTGGCGCGGGGTGTTGTCATCGTCGTCCGGCTCGGGGGCGTCATGCGCTGGGATCGCGACCGGTGCGGTCTTCGGTTCGTCGATCTTCGGCTTGGGTGGTGCCTCCCCTGCTTGGCCTTTCTTGGCCCTCGGCTTTGCGTTCACCTCACGCCACGCCTGCGCTGCGGACGCCGAGTTGACCGGCATCCCCTTCTTGACCAGCCGAGAAACGACCGACTTGTCGATCCCGAGCGCCTGCGCCAGTTCGCTTATGCCCATGGGTCAGTGCAACAAAGGCCGATTGTGCAACATTCGGACGACTGACGAGAGTGGCCCAACACCAAATGAGGATTAAGTTCAAAGAAATTGTTTAATTGTTCAGGCATAGGCTCATCTGTGGTTCTGTGATTTTCTTGCTCTTCATTAAATTTAGAGTGGCTTGAAGTGGGCGCAGATTGGTCCAATGCCAGCATTGTTGTCTTTGTTTTCTGGATGTGTGATCGAACGCTGAGACTGGGATGATGTGGTCAACATGCCAGTACCGACCATAATTGTCCCATGACATTTGTTTTGTGAACTGTGATTCTAAGTGTGACCTTAGTTGCGTAGGACTGCACCCGACCAGATCCATGGTTTTGTCTTGCTTTGCCTTCAAAAGAATCGAGCACAGTCTAGATCTAAATCCCTCAATTATCCGGTAGACTGGATCGACCCGCCTTTGGTTGGCTTTCCATTTCCTAGACCTGTTCCTCCGTGCCAGTCTTTTTTCTGGAGTGTCTCTCAGCATCTTACCTCTCAGATATTTTTGTTCTGGAGTCATGCCGTGCCATTTCCTTTTTGATTGTTCTAAATACCAAAGATAAGACCAATCGAAATCAGATCTAAAACTCCTGATGTCTTTCATTCTTTCCATGGCGTAGACTTGGTTTTGTTTTAATTCCTTGCGATTGTCCGGGTTAAATCCCCTCTTCAAATGAACGACCTTCGCAGCCAGTTTGTATCCTCCACCATTGATTCCAAATATCTTTCGTTGAGCTGAAATAGTGCTTCCATCCACGCCAACCATTTTTCCAGATGCTCTTGATGTCATTCCTACCAAAGCGTGACATTTCAGGCATCTTGATCGTTCTTTGTTGATGGATAGCTTTGCTTCATGATAGCACCTTTCTGAACAATAAAGTCTTCCGCTTGATTTGTGTTGCCATTGAAATGTTTGTCCGCAGTGTTTGCATTCTTTGAAAGGGCCGCTTTTCTTGCGCGAGCTTCTCTGGCTTTTCTCAGGTTGATTATGCCTGAATTGCGTTTTTTCTCCGTCTTGGCTAACCCACCTTTTCTGCTGAACTCCTTGTGATTCATGGCACATACAACAACCGCTTGTTGTCAAATTGACAACGAGTGGTTGCTTGGTTCATCGGTTCAAAAGTTCGCGGATGCGTTTCGCCTGCTGCTCCATCGGCTCGAGAAGATCCAACGCTCGTTTGAGTCGGTCGTCATCCCATGTCTCGACCTCGCCGGCCATCTTGCGCTGCCAGAGCACGAAGGACTGATGGACGCCTTCGATGGTCACGATCGCCTTCGACTTGTCGGCAGGGTTCAGCGGCTCGGGCTTCACCGGTTCGGGTAGGCCGAGGCCAAGCTCGAGCTGCACCTCGGTCTCAGCCACATAGTCGACGCCCCAGCGATCGGAGGCGAACGAGCGGGACTGGCTGAGCCACTTGGCTGCGGACTTCTTGCAGACCAGCAGGCTGCGGTGGATCTCCTCCCATTGTGACTGGGTGGTGTCGGTTGGGATGCTCAGCTCCTTGAGGCCGAGCATGTTGGTGTCGATGATGTTCATGTGTGGTTTCTACTTTGTGGATGTGAGCCGGGCGCGGGCTGCGGCCTTGGCTTTGGTGAAAGGGTCGGTTGCTTTGGCTTTGTAGGTCTCGCGGGTTGAGTTCGCTTTGCGGTACTTGGTGCAGTCGAAGTTCGTGTCATTGCCGCTCAGGATGTCGCGGATGCCCACGACATAGTGGGAGATGAGCGCGCGGGTGACGCCAAGCTCTCGGGCGATCTCGGCTTGGGATTTCTTGCCGTTGAGTTGATCAAGGCCGGATGCCAGGGCGAGGGCGTGAATAGTGGCTGGGAGGTTGTTGGACTGAAGCAGCAGGCCGATGACTCGAGCGAGGATGAGCGACTGGTTTCGGATGACAGCATCCTCCCGCATCTTGATGATCTTGCGCGCCTGATAGATCGAGACACCGAGGTCGTCTGCAATGATCTCCTCTTCGGTATCGATCTCAGCAGCGAAGTCGGGCGTGTAGCTCGCTTGATTCTCGTGCAGCATTCACATCCCATTTGTGGGGTTTGTTTGTAATCCGCAAAAGGTTTCATCCTATGATTGCATTTTCTGTTTTTTGATAGGATCGAAGAACTCGGCGAGCTCCTCCCGGCTGATGGTTGGCCTCGATGAGACCGGCATCGGGATCGTGTTCGGCGGTGGGCGTGATGCCTCTTGCTTCTTCCGCCAAGCGCATGCGTGAGTCCAAACATCCGATGGCTTCTCAAGGAACTTTGATCGGCTTCGAGGTTGCCATGCTGGGACGCCATCGGGAATGCGAGCGTGCATGTAATCCTTCATCGTTTGCCATTGGGCCGCTGTTAGCTCAGAAAGGCACCGTGACGCCTCCGAAAGAAGTTTTTGCTCCGTGTATGCCAAAGGAAGTTCCCAGCCGCTCCTGAGCGATCTGACGCGCTTTTCGAGATCGAGCATCGATTGGGCGTTTTGGGTGGGCATGTTCTCGGCATAAAAATCCTCCGCGCTCTCGCTCTCCTCCCCTTGGGGGGTAGGGGGGAGTATTCCTTTCTCTTCCTTTCCTTTCCTTTCCGTTGAAGGGGGGGTTGAAGGGAGGGTTGAAGGGGGGCTTGAACTGTCCTGTTTTTCCTTGGATTTTGCAGCGTTTTCCGCGCGCTTCTTTCCTCCCCTCGCACCACTCTCGCGCATCTTTTGAATCTCTTCCTCCTTCTCCGCCGGGTAGCCCCAGATGGTTAGATTTTCGCCATCGAGTGACCAGAGGTCACATTGGTCGTCCACCTCGGGTTTGGTGACGCCGCAGGTTTGTTGCCAGCGGCGATCCTTCCAGCTCGCGCAGTCCGGTATCACTCCCCCGTTCTCCTGCTCAGCGCAGTAGATCATGAGGTTGAGCCATGTGGCACGCTGGACAGGATCGCAGCCGACATACTCCGGCGAACGAATCACTGATGTTTGTAGGTTCAGCCAGTTCATTGGGGGATCAGAATGGGATATCGTCGTCTTCGTCGTCGAATGAGTTGGTGACCGGTGCTTGGGGCGTCGGCTGCGGCTTGGGGTGGTCCCAGTCCATGATCTTAGCGTTGCCGAGGATCGGGCCTTTCTCGCCTTCGGCCTTGCGGTCTCTTGGTAATTCTTGGGCGATGAAGCCGTGGTATCCGTATTGGTCGGTTTCTCCCACGATCTTACCGGCTCTCAACTCATCCTCGTCGATTCTGAGTTTAAGCATGAGCGGCAGATACTTTTCTCCGTTCTTGCCGTGGTAAAAAGCGGTCTTGTCGATCTTGCTTAATTTAATGCTAATGCTGATGTCTTTTTTCATGTTGTTATGGGGTTGGGGTGAATGTTGAATGGTGAATAGCGGGACGATGTGGCCACATCTTTTCGGCGTCCGGGTTTCCAAGGTTGCGGGGCTCGCCCATGGCATCTGCCATCGCTTGCGATTTTATCCCCTCCCGACCTCGATGTGCTGGCGGCTGGAAAATCCTACCCAAACCAGTCATCCGTGTCGCGACGCCGCCGCCATTCACCAAAGGTTTTCAGTGCAGCGTCGGGACATCATCCTCGAAGTCGAAGTATTCGCTGATTTCCTGCATGATCGCATTGTGGATCGCGCCTTGGATGTCGATTTGCTCCGGTTCGTCGGTGTGCTTGTGGGCTCGGTGCCATCCGTATTTGATGCCGTTCTCGACGGCTTCGCTGAGGACTCGGTATGTTTTCGGTTTCATGTGTTTATGGGGTTGGTATTGCTGAGATGAGAATCTTGATACCGGGCTGATCGCCCCAGTATTTCGCGACACGGAGGTCAGCGACCTGTCCGTCGTCTCCGTAAAAGTTCGCCTTGGTGAGAACATCGCCGACGAGCTTGACGAGGTTGTCGGCATCGGGGCGCTTGTCGTTCGGGATCTTGCCCCATTCTTTCCGGCGTTTGCCTTCGGTCTTGCGCCAGGGGAAAGTGAAGTCCACTTGCAGCAGGATCGGACCGTCGAGCGGTTCGGTCGGCGCTTTGGGCTTGATGAGCGTCATGAGATCGGCCTCGGCCTTGGCGTGCTCCTTCTTCGGGAAAAACCGCGGTTTGCCTCCGACCATGACCAGTCGCTTGGTCTGGCTTGTCGCTGTCGGTGGAATCATGGGCAGGAAAAATTCGATCATTTGCGGATGGTTTTGCGGAGCCAGTTCACGGCGGTGAAGTAGGCGATGATGAGTCCGAGCGTGATGCTCTTGGGTGTGCGTTTAGGTTTCATCGTTGAGCAATTTGATGTGGGTGATTGCTTCGCCGATTTTCTGAAGGTCGAATGACCGGCAGGATTGGATGTAGTTCGGGGAGAATTGCCGCCCCTCGTCGGTTTCTTCGACGATCTCCAGCAGCGTGATGATGGTGTCGGTGTGGCGCCGGTATGCTTCCAACTTGGCTTTGAGCTGGCGGCAGACGCTCGACACCCGGCAGGCATGGGTGATGCAGTTGTTGCGTTCCTCATAGACGGATGCGACCGCCTCGTCATAAACCGATGAGTCATTGTCGTGGTCCGCCGACATGAATGGATTGTCGTCGTGCGGCCACTTCGACTTCCGGCGGTATAAACCGTTTCGCACATACTGCTCTTGAAAGTTGGCGAGGTAGATCGTCTCCCACTTGTCGTTTCCCACATAAACCTCGTCACCGTCTTGCAGGCGCTCGCCGCTACGCAGCATGCGGCCATACTCAGGCTTCCACTCAATGCCCTTCGGGTGCCATTCTTCCGGTTCGGTGGTTTCCTTTTTGCGAAACGCTGCCTCATAGTTGTCGCGGTAGGCATCGCCGTCCACCGGCCTCGGGGTGTCTCCTTTACCTGCGCTCACTGCGGGCCTCCTTTCACTTCCTCGACCGCTTTGCGTAGCGCGTCAATATAATGGTATTGGCCGACCTCATCCCAGTATGGCGCTTTCCAGCGATCAACAACGGCAAGCGCAGCGTCTGTTAGTCTCCCCAGCTTTTCCATGGCCTCAATCGCAGCGTCGATGGCTTCTCCTATTCCACACGGATCGGGTTGTTCCATTGCTTCGTCACCCTTGCGCCATAAGTTGAAATCACGCAGGGTTTGGATGGTTTTTTGAATGTCACTCATCGCTCCCTCCTTTCACGGCGGCGAGGTGGGGTACCTACTTTCGGAGAACCATCCTCAGTTTCGTCTTTAGTGGTTTGCTTGTCATCGCTCCCTCCTTTCCATGCAGCAAGCGCATCCCCAGCCTTGTACAGCGATTCGGTGATGTCGCGTGGTTTGTCATTCAGCAATGTTTCACACAGCTCCCGCAAAGCCTCCGCCAGCCTGTCGCGTTGCTCTGTGACCCGCATTGCCGCCAAAAGCGGTCCTTCATGTGCAGTCGCGCCCAATGCTCTCCTAGCATCTTCGATAGTCGCCCTGCATTCGTTATATCCGATGAGGGCGGCATCACGCTCTTCTCTTGTCTTTTTCCAAGTGGCAATAGCTTCGTTTGCAAGTGCGCGCTCGCGTTCCACCTCGCGTTTGAGTTGGACATTCTCCCGCTGCGTTGCGCTTGCGTAGTCCCAGATCGTTCCCGCTGGGTCCATCATCTCGCAGCCGAGATCCTTGTTTTGATTGATGAATTTTGCCTTCCACTCGTCACTCTCGCGCTCCAGCTTGTTCAGCAGCTCGCATAATTCTTCAGCCTCGGCCTTCGTGTTGATGTGAAACCCGTCATTCCACCCACGCTCGGTTTTGCGCCGCAGCCTCCACATGTGGTAATAGCCCACATCGCAAAATGTTTCCCATTGGTCACTCATCCTCGTCTCCTTCCTCGTCAGATCGGCAGAGCGGGCAGCTTGAAGCGGGGTTAGGCCAGTCCCAGCTTCCGCACATGGTGCAGGAGAATGAGGCTTTTCTTTCGGTTGGGTAGTCGTCTTCATCATGCCACTGACTTTCTTCTTCTTGGTGCATTTTGTTTCTTGGTTAGCTTGTGCAAAACCTGCGAGCGGATCGGCGCGTACTTGGTGACGAACTCGTCGAGCGCCTCGGCTACCTTGTCGGTGTACTCATCCCATGTTTGCAGGTGGGTGAATGGCTCGGTGCCTTCGTTGTATGAAACGAACCACCACTCGCGCAGGCCGGTCACGACCATCGAGCCATGCACCTGGGCGCGGTACTGCTCCGGCACTCCGCCCTCGTAATGGTAGAGCGCATGGTTCTCGATCAGCGGACACTTGATTTCGAGGCCGCAGACTGGTTTGTCTTTCTTGTAGATCAGTGCATCGGGCGAGCATCCAAGCACCGGGTTGTCGTCCTTGGTGACAAAGCCGACGGTGCGGACATCGAGGCCGCTCCACTCGGCAAACCACTCCCGCGCGACCGGCTCCATCTCATGGCCGCGATCGGTGTGGATGTTGCCGAGAAAGGCTGGGATCTCATTGGGTTTCACGCATTCGCCAGCGAGGCGGATCGCGAGCTTTTCCCATTGGCTTGAGAGCTTGCCGGTCGGAGTGATGACCTTGGCCATCTGTGATGCGGTGAGCCTGCCTTTGCGGGCGCGGAACCAGTCCTCGCTCCCCTGTTCCATTTCGGGCCAGATAGTCATCCTACACCTCCCTCGTATGGTTTGATCAGTCCGGCTTCGATCGCGGCGTTGTACACCGCCCGGAGTTGCTTCTCCGGTAATGCCATCAAGTCGGTCAGAATGATGTCGGTCTCCCGCTCCCGCTTGATTAGCATCACGCTGGTGCCATCGCCATTGCAGAGGGTCTCGGTTTTGTAGCCTCGGTAAGAGGCTGCCGAGATCGCTGATTCGATGTAGCAGTCTTGCATGGTGTACACCGCCCGCATTCCCGCGAGGCGGAAAAAGTTGTCCCAGTCGATGCCGGTGCGCGTGAGCGTCCGTTTTTTCTCGGCGATCTTCACATGACCTCCTTCCATGCGTGGTTGATCGCGTTGGACAGCACCTGCGCCTTCGAGATGTTTTGCTGATAGACCAGCGCCTCCTTCTTGGCCTTGAGCGATGCCAATGCCGTCTTGAATGCGTCCCTGAAAATCCGCCACTCGGCATCCACCGCCTCGCGTTGTACGGGTTCGTGGTTCATGCTTCGCCTCCTTTCTCATCGCCCCAGTCGGCCTCGGGCATGTCGGCGAGATCGAGCGTTGGCTCATCTGCCGGTTCAGCTTCGACCACCTCGGGCTTTGCTTTAGCTTCAGCCTTCTTCGTCGGCTCGGCCTTGGCAAAGGGATCGATGATGCCGGTGATCGTTGCAGGCTTCGGCGTCACATTGCGCGTGCCAGCGATGTCGGTCGCCTCATCCTCATCGAAGATCCCGCCTATGCCGAATGCCACGCGGATCGCTTGGATCATCACCTTGTTGCGGATCATCCGGCGCGGCATCTGATTCCATGGGTCAGTGTTGCGGCGGCATTCCTCGAAATACTCGGTGACCTTCACTGGGTGAGCACGATTCTTGAGGTAGATCTCGCAGGTGGCATGGGTTGGCGTCTTGCCGTCACCGAAGACCTCGACGCTCATGCCGTCGTAATTCTCCTGGCGGTTAGCGATCTTCAGCCAGCCATCCACGCCGACCATCGGCACGATCCCTCCGCCCTTTTTCGGGAAGGCGTACATCTCCTTGAGCAGCGGGTTGAGCTGATAGGTGTTTGCCGTGACGACAAGCGCGAGCATCTCCTCATCGGTCGCGCCTTTGAAGACGGTGCTCTTGAGGGTCTGGTGCAGCTTTGCCGGGTCGACATTGCAGCGGGAGGCCATGAGTTGCATCGCCGATGGCTTCGGCGCGTGGGTGGTGGTAGCAATTTCAGTTGTCATTTTTTTGGGGTGTTAGAGATTCGGCAGCTCCGGCTGCTCGGGATCGGGCAGCTTCGAGGTGATGGTCGATTGATAGGTGGCGGAGAAGCGCACGGTGGTCTCGATCGTCGCGGCTTCGAGATCGACGGCGGCGGAGATCGCGAGCTTCAGCGGCGGGAACTTCTTCTCGTTCGCGTTCGACTCTTCGATGTTCTCATGCCAGGCGCGGAGGATGTCGGCGGAGCGTTCCTGCATCGCCTCGCGGGCTTGGCTCACGATGGTCTCGATGAACGAGTCCATCCTGTCTTCTTGTATGGTGTTGATTTCAGGCATTGGTGTTAGTTGGTTAGTTTTTTCAGTTCAGTGATGAGATTGTCGCAATAGTCCGCGCCCATCTTCGCGTGAATGTTCGCGGCGGTGCGGTGGGGGTCTTCCGCCATTCGGATTGTGATGTTGGGTGTTAATGTTTTTGCGTTGCGCGGTTTTGTTAACACCTGCGTGACCTGTGCTCTGGTAGCTCCAACCTCCCTTGAGATTTCCGCACGCGTCATCTCTGGCCTTTCTTCGGCTAACCTGCGGATGCGTGACGCCTTGCTTGCGGCCTTCGCCTCTTCCTCGGTGGGGTTCCCGCCAAGTAGCTTCACGCCTTCGACGATCTCCTCGACCTCGACGAGCGTCTTGCCGAGTTCGTTCGCGCAAAACTCTTCAAAGCTGGCAAAGCCGATGACCTTCCATGCCTCGTACTTGCGAACATCTTCGACCATCCGGGCGAAAAACTCAGCTCCGGTTTCAAGGTTGCTGCACGCCTTCGGATACTTGAGGCGCATGATCTCAGCGAGCTCCTGCTCGTTTTCGGCCATTGAAAACGGGGTGGTATGACTGAAGTGCTTGTAAATTTTCACAGTCCGATTCCTTTCATGCTTTGGAAGTAGTTGCGGAGCCATTGGGCGGCTGTTTCCAATTCGTCGTCCGTCATCTCATCACGGCTTCGTCCGAATTGTTTTTTGATCGCTGCGTTTGCTTCTTTCTTGAACCGCCCGATGACAGCGCCGGATACCTCTTCGCTTTGCTTTGCTCGGATCAGTGCGATGCGTCCAACGAGAGCATCTAGGTATTCGCGGACTTGAAAGGCGCGCGCTTGCTTGCTCTGCTCTTTTTGAAAAGCGTTCTGGCCAATCTTGTAGAGCTCAGCGAGTTCATCCTCATCTTTTACGGGGTCATAGCCGCGTCTCCGTGCTGCCTCAGTCTTGAATGCTTCAAAAGCACCTTGATCTGTGATAACGGTGATAAGTTCGATTTCTCGTTCTTTTGATAGCTCTGGAAAATCCCAAGGATCAAATGTCGGAGCTTGTGGGGCTTCTTGTGGCTTCGCTTCATTTTCGCTGCCGCAAGCATCCATCCATGTCGCCAGTGATCTTCCAGCCCAAGCGTGCAATGGGTGATCACTTGGTACATTGACGCTCAAGGATAACTGCTCGGCACCTGATACGATCCTCGCGCCTCGGCCATAAAATTGTTTGTCCTGCGTAGCCCTACCAGATAGCGCCCTTGAGCTCACGGGGAATAAGTCGACAATCTCGCAAACATTGACTGAATCAAATCCCTCCCCAGCCATGCTGACTTGAACAAGGACATCAATTTCAGCATCCGGCCTTTTGCCTTGTGGGTTTTTTGGTGGGCAAAATTTTGATAGTATCTGGCGGTTTTCTTTATCGCTTCGTCCACTGTCACCAGTTCCGATCCAATCAACAGAAAGGCCGTCAGCAAATTGTTTGATCTGTTCGCTGACCATCTTGGCATGCCTGCAAGACATAGCTCGGACTAACATCTGAAGTCGTTTGCCTGTTTGGGCGCGCATCTCCCGCAGTCGGCGAATCGGGTGAATGATCAGTGGGTGTAAATACTGGGGAGAATATCGAATGTTTTTCCTTTCCTCCCATTTATCGAGCTCCCCTTCGGCCATGCGGTGTAGCTCGGTGGTCGTGTAGTTTGCCACCTCTTCACCATCTTGAATGACAGCCACTGAGTATTCGTAGCTGTGGCAGACAACTGGTTTAACACATCGGTCTTCTTCTGCCTCACGATAGGTGACGCAAAGCTTCGGCTCTGGGAATATCGTGTCAGCACCGCGCCGATATGGAGTAGCGCTCATTGCCAGTGAGAATTGCGCGTGCTCGATCGCCAACTTGGCAGCATCGCCCCATGCCATAGCTTCGCCGTAATGGTGAAATTCATCAAATCCGACGAACCACTTTGTTCCTGGCACTTGGAGCAAATCCTTGAGAGTGTTTAATCCTCCACGGCTCATGCTCGCCTCAAGTTGCTGGACGGTGCAGACAAAAACTTGAACCTCTCCGAGTCTCGCCATGCGTAGGTCTCCGGCGCTTCTTTCGAATGACCAAATGCCTCCAGTACAGGGAGCGCCAACTAAAGCGCAATCGCCTGCAAAGTCGTTCACGATTTGCTGACGCTGTGTATCGTTAGCGACGATCATCAACATCCGGTTTGCAATTTGCGTTTCGTGGCAATGTTTCCACACGAGCGCAAAGCCGATGCTCTTCCCGTAGCCTGTCGGCCATTGAACGGACAGAGTATCGCCGCGTTGAATTTGCGGCAGGTATTTGATCAGGTCTTGCTGACCTTTGCGTGGTTGGAATGCAGGTGTTTGTGGCAGGGTGGACATAGCAGATTAAGGTTTGCTGTTGAGGTGTCCCCGCCTTGCGCCCAAGGAATCAGGTGATGAGCTTCCCAACTGTCCATTGCCCGGCAACACACCGGACAAACTCCGTCCTGCAAAACATAGAGGAGTGCTTTTTGTTGCTTGGTAGCGAGTCTGTTCATGGCCTGATAGCCTTTGATCCTCGGCGGGATCTTTGATGGTTGTTTTGTCAAATTTCATTGGATGATTTGGTTTAGTTTAGGAGTTAAGAAATAAGCCTGTGCGCCATTTGGCGGATTTGGATCGAGCGGCGCTTCATGGCGTTGCTTTGAGATTCAAGGCGAAGAGAAACCTCGCGGGCTTGATCCATTGTGCAGTGTTTTATGTGCCGGTATCCGGGACAGCCGGGGCCGCTGACTATGATCCCGTCTGATTCCTGAGCTAGTGATCGGATCTTGCGTTCGTTGAAGCCGAGACTCGCGGCGATCTGCTTGGCGTTCACCCAGCCTTTAGCCGAGGCCCAGAGCAGGAAGTCGATCAACTGATCAACCTCCGCCGCTGCCGGCACCGGCATCCTCTTGGTGGTGAAATCAAAGTCAGATTGGGTGGCGTACATCTTTCGGTGTGGGTTGAATTGTCAGCTTCCGGCGGTTGGCCTCGTGTTCGAGAACGGCGAGGCGTTTTTTGCCCCAGCTGCCGAGGTAGTCGCTGCGGCTGTGGCGAAGGCTTTTGATCGCCTCCACGAGGGTGTTGTCGTCGTAGGTGGTAGGGTCGAATCCGGTCATGGTGTTACTTGGTGATGGATACGCGCTTTGCCGTGGCGGCGGCCTCGTATGGGGTTTCCTCCAGTGCGAATGCCGACCTTGTGAGTTGGAATATGCTCTTCGCTGTTTTCATCGCGGCCTCGCGTGATGCAGCGGAAACCACACAGAGAAAGTCGCGTCCGGGGGCGGTGAAGATTCTGTATCGTTGCGTCTTCATGCGTTTAGCTTCTGGTGTGCGGCCTCGGTGATGAGCACGCCGTTTCCGACGGCAGGGGCGAACTTCTCGACTTGGTGTTCGAGCATTTGCAGGGCGAGCACCTCGCGCGCCGAGTGCGGCATGACGAGGTGCATGGTCCCGGCGATTTGCCGTGTCGTGACGCTGTCAGTGATTTGCGTCCGGCTCGCGACGATGACCGTCGGGTTTTTGATGCGTTGGGTGATATGGAAGATCATTGGGGTAGCTATGGTTAGAGATTCACAGGCGGGGCCGGATCGCGCGGCGGGCTTCGGCGAACTCTTCTTCGACGCCGATGCGGTAGGCGCGCATGGCGTTGGTCCCGATCGCGAAGGCGGCGATGAGTCCTGCGCCGGTTGCGGCGATGAGGATCAGCAGCCAGATCGAGCTCGCGCCTTGCTGGTTGCTGATGATGGCGCCGGGTATCCAGCAGGCGGCTGCGACTGCGGCCATGAACAAGGCGGCGGATTGGAATGCGCTTGATCGCGCTTGGGAGTAGTATTTTTCGGAGCGTTTCATTTTTGGATTGGGTTGGGTGTGTGTTAAACGGCGTTAAACGGCAGATGCAAAAAAAGGGAACTTAATAGACCAGTGCGCGGGGTTGTTTCTTTTTGGCTCGGGCCTTGAGGGTTGCCATGACATCGGCAAGGTCGAATCGCGTGATCGATCGCTCGGCGACGACCGGCGTAATGACTCCTTCCCGCGTCCAGCGGTAGATGGTGTGCTTGGTGACGCCGAGTTGTTCGGCAAGTGCTTGTGGGGTCAGTTTCATTTTCAATTATGGATGAGTGTTTTGTCAGCGGCCTTGGAGAGATGGTAGCGAGCAAATGCGCTGATCGTGCGCTCTTGGTGTGAGGCTGCTTTTTTCAGTCTCTCCTTCATCTCGCTTGAGAGCTTGACGCCAAGAAATGCTGTGCTTGAATCGGAAACTTTATTCCCTGTTTGGGAGGTAGTCGTTTTTGCTTTTGCGTGTGGCATGCCCGCGTTAAACAGCGTTTAACGCAAAGCGTCAAGTCAATAACGCGAAAAAAAAAAAAAAAAAAATCGCTCCCTTGGTTTTAAGGGTGTTGTAAATTCAGACATGTCAGCACCCAAAAAGCCGAAAGACCGCTCGCCGGATCAGACGCTCCTGGGCGTTTCATTGCCCAAAGCCCTTAAGGAACGCATCCGAAAGGCGGCGGCTCGTGAAAATCGCACCATGGCGAACTGGTCTGCGCATCACCTTGGACTGGTGATCGAGCAGATCGAGGCCGAGATGAAATCGAAGAAGTAAGGTCGGCCATTTACTGCCCAAATACTTTTTCGCGTTTGGGCAGTATTTTCGCGTTTGGGCAGGATTGGGCAGTTTTTCCAAAGTTTCCCTGATAAAACCTAGGTTTTTTTCTCTAGGTAAATCATTCGTAATGTGCAGGCCGAGAGTTCGAATCTCTCCAGCGGCTCCAGTTTTCTAGGTGTTTCCTAGGTTTTTCAAGAATCTATAGTTGCCAAAAGCCTACGGTTGTTGCCTATTTTAACATTTGATTGGGCAGCTATTGGGCAGTAATTTAGATACAAATCAAATGCCACGCCGTCCTTCCATCGTGCCGATAGAGACCCCAGAGGGGATAAGAGTTTCCATTCCGGCGACTCTTTCGCAGGATGGAAAGCGGCATCGGAAGTTTTTCCGAACGATGTCGGAGGCTAAAAAGTTCGCGGCATCGTTGCGAAACCAGCATGACTCCGGTTTTCGAAACAGAGCGATCAGTGCCAACCTCGCGGCAGACGCAGCTCTTGCGGTAGATTTGCTTGCCCCGACTGGGCTTTCATTGATCGAGGCCGTAAGGGTGGTGGTGAAGCAACTCACGCAGACCGGCGGTTCCGAGACATTTGAGGAGAGGTACTCCCGTGCGGTGGCCGCTGGCAACGCTCGGTGGTCGAAGCGGTATCAATCGGAAATGAGGCGGATGCTAAACTGGCTGCCGAAGGGTTTCCTATCCCTCCCCTGCGGGACGATCGACCGCGCGGTGGTGGAGGCTGCGCTTGTGCAGGATCGGCCACTTGCTCGCTCGACGATCGATGCCAGGGCGACGCGGGTGCTGGCGGTTATTCACTACCGCGATCGGCACCGGAAGAGCACCGAGATCAAGATCCTCACGCTGGCGGAGGTCGAGGCGGTGCTCGGTCATTGCCAGTCGGTCGAGGAGCGCCGTGTGGTGGCGTTGCTGGCCTTTGCGGGCATCCGCCCGGATGCGGAGAGCGGAGAGATCGCGCGGCTCAACTGGGAGGCCGTGGGAGCGAAGGAAATCTACATCGCGCCAGCGACTTCGAAGACCGGATCGGACCGGCATATTGAAATCACGCCTCGGCTGCGGGCGGAGATCGATGGTCATCCTGCCAGCGGGCCGGTGCTGCCTGCCAACTGGCGGCGAGCATGGCAGCGGATACGGAAGGCATCGGGCATCGCGGGCGAGCAGGATATTCTCCGGCATTCGTTCGCCTCGCACTACCTTGCGGCGACCGATGAAGCGCGGGCTAAGGCGGCGATGGGTCACACGGCAGGATCATCGACCTTGTTTCGCCACTACCGGCGGGCTGTAACGCAGGCCGATGGGTTGGCCTATTTCGGACTGTGCCAGGATAAAAAGAAACGGACGAAAAGCGGGTGAATCTGAGTAATAGGTCAAGGACAGCTTGACCTGTGGTGCTTATCTCAACGCTTGGAGTAAAGGTTAGCGACCTTACCGTTAATGCGAGTTTTTCGCGCAATCAAGGCACCTTGACTGACCATTCTTTTGATCCGATAGGCTGCCGTTGCAAATGTGATGGTCGGTTCTTTTTTGAGCGCCTGCTGAAAGAACTCATTCGATGAGAACTCATCCGCGCGCTGGGGCTCATCGACGAGTTGCGAAAGCGCGAACTCCAATGAGTTAAGATTTCCAATCTTTTTTGCCATGTGGTTTTGATGTGTTACAATTTCCGGCTTATTTTGCCGTGTACACTCTGGGGTGGACGATCGGCAGCTCGCCCTTCTCGACCGATCGCCAATCGAGGATAATGGCGGATGGCTGCGGGATCGCGGCAGGGACGACCTTGCGCCCGAAGCGGGTGATCCCCTGCCATGCGCCGGTCACGATCGACATCGAGTTGCCATCGCTCCACACGCCATGCCGATGGCGGTGCGCCCGGCAGATCACCTTCGGGATCGGTCTGCCCATGCGGGCTGCTTCGTGGATCTCGACTCCGAGGTTGATGGAATGCTGTGCCGCTTCGAGGTATGGGCGCGAGGTGGTGCCGATGTGGTGCGCGAAGGAAACGAGGCATCCGTTCACATCGAGGTCGAGTCGATCCCATGCGTGTTGGCCTGTCTGCGGATCGCGGGTGCCACCTAGTGCTGAGCCGATGCGGATCTCATCATTGCGGGTGTGGCATTCCGTGCCTTTCACCACATGCAGGCGGGCTGCTTTGTCTGCCAGCGGAGCGAGCACATCGAGCACGGCGGTGGTCTGGTCGCCGACATCGGCGCTCATGACCTGAAGGGATTTGTGGTGGATGCCTTCGACAAGGTCGCCGTTGAGGACAAGCTCGAAATCGTCCTTGCCGATGGTCGTCTTTGCCCAGCCGAGCATGTCTTGCCAGCAGGCCCAGAGCCACTCTTGGAATTTGTTTTGACCGATCGGGAATCCTTCGTTGGCGACGAATCCCTCGGGCCAAAGGCCGACGGTGCTCCCGATGTGGAGGTCGGAAAGGAGGAGAATGACTTTGGACTTGGCTTTCATGATTCAAACAATCGGGCCGTCGCACAGGATGTACTCGAAACCCTTTTGGTTCGCCTTCTTCATCTCGCTGCGGGTGAGCGCATAGAACGCGTTCCATTGCGCGGGCGGTAGCGTCTGGCAGCCGAGTGAGCTTGTGCCTTTGTAGCCGCCTTTGTGGATGTTGATCGCGATGCCCTGCTTGATGCCGTCCATGCCGTCGCGCATGACCGGCAGGGCTTCGCCTTTGGTGTTCGGGCGAAACGCAGGATAGCCACCACCGGGCTTCGAGATGCCATGGTTGCCGGGCTTGTACGGATGGACGCCGGAAATCAGTGAGGCGATGCCTGGGCGATGGCGGCTCGGGTCGGTGTTGGCATTGAAGGCGGCGAAGGTTTCGGGGCCGACGACGAAGATGGCATCGTCGTAGATGCCGCGATCGTTTGTTCCCTTCGCGCCCATCGTGTCGCGGTAGTAACCACGGATGCCGACCACGAACATCGGCGGCAGCAGCTCGTCGGGGTAGGCGCGGCACCACACCTTGACGGCGGCGGCGACTACTGCGAACTGCTTTGCCCGTGGTTTCATTTTTCGGCGATGATCTCCAGCACGCGAAGAGCGGCGGGAGCGTCGATGGCGGCGTCTTTGCTGCCGTCCGGGTTAACCCGTAGGGTGCAGGAGGTCATCACAGCGACGGCTGCCCAGATGAGAAGCGAGGCGATCAAAGCCCAGATGAGGCCGACTCGGTCGGAATTTGTTTCAGAGTTCATCGCGGTAGACAGTTTTTTCTGAGGTGTCGATGTAGCTGCGGGCGGTCGTCAGCGCGGTGCCGAGCAGGCCGAGGGCGAAGCCGATGGTTTGTTTCGCATCGGTGAAGTCGATCGTCGCGAGACCGGCAGATCCGGCGCTTACCACGGCGATCAGGACATAGAGGATGAGGCGGAGTGTGCTTTGTTCGGGTGTCATGTTTGGGTTGGGTTCGATGTTAGAAAATCAGCGGCGTTTCCAGTGGCACTCAATGACACCGCATCCGGCGGCCATGCGCTCGACTTCGCCTTGGAGTTTTTCGATCGTCGCGCTCTGGGCGTTGATCACTCGATCCTGCGCTTCGAGGCGTGACTTCATGAAGTTCCACATGAGCGCGGCCAAGGTTGCGACTGCGCCCGAAAGCGTGCCGATCGTGCCAAGAATCCATGCGATGGGGAGTTCGATCATGACCAGAAGATGTTAGGTGTGGATTCGTCGGTAGGGCGTTGTTCGCCGGAGGTGGATGACCAGAAAATAAACTGCTCCCCGCCTTCGGGAATCGGGATGCCCACGAGATCGCGGAATAGCACCCACCATTGCCCATCGCCGTTGTGCTCACCGACGATGCAAAGCGCGTATTCGTGGGACGCGAGGGTGATTTGCTCGTTGCCCTCGTCGTCGATTACAGCGAAGCCGTTGGCTAGTCCGAACTGGACTGCGGTGGCGCGGTCGGGGAATTTTAGCAAATAGTCGGTCATACTGTGAGTGCTTGGAGTTTTGCGTTGGGCAGGCGTTTGCGGTAGTAGCGGATGGATGCGATGTGTATGCCAAGCGTTCCGATGCTCATCGAATTCGCCCCTGCGAGAATTTCTGACGGTGGGCTATCGGCTGCACTAAGGGTTCCGTTCAAAGCACCTCTGATGTCGTCCGTTTTATAGGCTAGCGCAGCCCGTGACTCTGGCGTAGGGGATGTTGCAAATGACTGATATTGTATCACGCCTGCTTTGATGCCAATGAACTCAATCGGGCTGGAGTCTCC